CTAGAAATAGTATCTGAATATCAAATTAAACAAGATTTAGTTCAAAGAATGTTTAATCGTAATATGGAGCAATACGATAAGTATTGTGATGATTACGAAGATAACCAAGATACTGAAACATTAGCCAATATTGAAAAATATGAAGATAGACTTAAATACTTCATCAAAAAATAACATACACGAAAATTCGCTAACGAAAACTATGAAACACTTTAAATTAACAGTCACTTCGATGACTTGTCATCATCTTTACATCACAACACCTGATGATGTAACACAAGAAAAAGTTTATGAACATTGGAGAAATTTCGATGGTGGAGATTTTTCACATGATACAGATGGAGATTGGGAATATTCCGATCTTTATGAAGTAAAAAAAGATGAAATGGATGATTTTCATGTTAACTATGAGGATGTAATCAATGACTAAAAAATATAGAGTACTTATGTCTGAGATTCATTCAGTTTGGTACACAGTTGAGGCCAAAGACGAGGAAGATGCTAAAGACAAAGCTCTTTATGGCGATTACTTAGAAGAAGACGATCAGGGCTGTGAAATGGGTAGTCAAGTTGTTTGTGATGTAGAGGAGTATGAAGATGACTAAACAAAAAACTTTCAAAATAATAATTAGTAGAGAATTTTCATATGAATATGAAGTCAAAGCTAATAATGAAGATGATGCTATTGAAAAAGCATTTAATGATTGGGATGGAGAAACTGATGACGTTGAACTAATTGATGAAGAATGTTATCGAGCCGATTGTATGGAATCGGAGGAGATAGAAGAATGATTGATAACCCATTAGAAAACCAAACTTTAGAGACTTATGATGGTCTTTATATCAATGAAAAGTTTGAGGAGCATTGTTCTGATGCTGCTAAAGAATTAGCTAAAGATAATAATCTTAATGCAGATTATTATGAACCTTTTATAGAGTTCTATATTGAACAATGTAGAGAATCAGATAGAGGTTATTTTTTCGGTGATCAAAAATATATTATCGATATGTGGTGGGATCATAATAAAGATTTATATGAAACTAAAACACCTTATATGGAGATTAAAAAATGACTAGTGATCCATTGAGAAATAATGTTGACGATTGGTTTATTGAAGAACTTAACCAACATTTATCTAATAAAGCTGTATCTAATTTGATACAAGATTACATTAAGAAATTAGTAATCCATGAAGTAGATGTTATTACAGATTCTGATTGGTTTACTGATAAAATTTATGATGCTGTTAAGGACACTTCAAATGACTGAATTTGTACCAGTAACACGTTACTCCAGATGTAAAAGATACTCTGGAGCAACTATAAAATGTCCTAGATGCCATGAATTACGTCAGATATATCATTTATCTTGGTCATTTTTATATTGTCAACATTGTCAAAATACGATTGAAAAGTTTGATTGGTTAATAGAAAAAGGTAAATATTCTAAAAATTAAGTTTTAGCTAAATATTCTTGAACTGCTGTTCTTACTTGGTATGAAATAGGCAAACCACCTAATTCACTTCTTTTTTTAAGTTCATTAGCTATTTCTTCAGTAAAATTAATCATCATTTTAGTGTGATTACCAGTCTTAGGTCTTCCTTGAGGCATGAGATATACAATTAGATATAAATATATATAACACAAAATAAAAAGACTATCAAGTAAAACCTGATAGTCTATTTTTTCTTGGAACACTACCCGTGTTAAGTAGCTAATCACTTATGAAAGAGTTAATTAGGTCATGAAAATGAACCTTGACTCACTCAAACATCCTCGATGGGAACTCATTACATCTTTGAATGAAAATCGGATATTACTTAGAGTCATCAGTAAAATTTCTATCAAAGGAGCAGTGACTAAAGTCATTATACACCCAGAATTCATATAATTAAACATATTTTGATATATAAATATATATCCTATTAAAGGGCAAAAAAGAAAAAGAAAAGAACCAAAAGAAAAAGAAATATATAATTAGTAAATAAATTTATTAAATATATAATATATATATAATATAT